CCTCGGGCGTGTTCAACGGAGCGGGTCTGCCCATCGTCCCAAGAAGCTGCTGTGTCCTCATCCCTTCACCCTGGGGAACTTCGAGAGGGTTCTGACGTTGCTGTTTCTGGCGTATCTGCGCCACGTCGTTTGCCATCTGTGTCTGCCGGTTAATGCCCAATACTCTGGCGGCAAACTCCACCATAGCCTGACGGGTAGCCGGATCGCCGTACACCATTTCTCCAAGCTGCCACACGCGCTCCTGGTCGGGGTCTTGTCCCATGAAGTCCTTTTGTAGAGTGTGCCAGCTAATCGGTCTTAACCCGGTCTGCGGGTCCACCGAACTCCAAAGATCCTTGCCCATCATCATGCGCTGTGAGATTTCTTCCGGTGACTTCCCATCCAGCTTCACCCGATAGATTGAGTGATAGCCGATGTCTGAAGGCTTGACGGTTTCCTGCACGGTCCCATCAGCCTTGAATCCCAACATAGTGACAGGCTCTTTGATGCAGTCCCGTATCTGGATAGCGGTTTTATTCAACCCGCTGGCTTCCATGACTTCGTAGGACTGGATTGTACCGGCTAGGTTAATACGGTCGGCGGCGTTCATCAATGACCGGTCATAGCCCGACGTAGGTGCAGCGCCTACTGGGTTGCGCCCTTCCATGACCGCGGAGTGTGTCTGCTTCTCGATGTCCGCCTCCACCATCTGAATGGCCGATAGCGTCCCTTCATTCATCGGGGGTGGTCTGTCAACCGTGTAATTGTAATCATCGGGGATAACGTCCATTCCCATCGAACCGCCCAGTTGCAAGTCAGAACCGGCCGGTCTAACAATGCGCTCCCTGCCCCGGAAGAAGTTGACGATATAATCCAGCACCGATGTTTTCATGGCAGCCTCGGCCACAAATGCGCTCATGGAATGATAGATAAGTCCGATAGCCCTTTCGGCTGGTTCGCCGTCGGCAGCCTCCCACCCAAGCCCGCCATAGCCAATATCGAAGGGTATAACACCCATCCAATTCTCTTTAATCCCGCCGTCAACCGGCTCGTCTTTGATGAGATAGCAGTATTGGTCTTCCGTCCACCATTCCGTCCACTCTACGACGGCATCACCTTTGTAGGCGTCCTTGTTAAGTTCCTCGACATCGGGGTACAACGCTCTGAGCAAGCCAGCCTTACGCATGACGATCTTGACCACACAAGGCGGGTTACTGACATTGGATGGGTCAGGAAAGATACTCTGAGGGTTGACGGCGTAGGACTCGAACGGGATAGCCTGGAAGCGCCTCGCCTCGTACTCATCCCACGCCCGTTTCTTTTCTTCAGGCGACAAGCCCATGGTCTTGGGCTTGTGCGGGAACTTCTCTTGAATATACATCGGCCCCTGCCGACACATCATCCCGTACATGGTGCCGTGCTTTAACACATCCCGCTTGACTTTGACGAAATCTGGCGTCTCAATGAACGCCTGCCCGAACCTTTGCAACTTCCCGCAGAGCTTAGAAACGGCTTCCGACTGGGACCACTCAGGTACGATTACCCTAGCCCCAACTGTCATGGCTACGTCGGTAGCGTAGTCTACTTTCTTTTTGGCGGTGGCCGGCTTGTAAGGTTCGGCCCCTTTGCTCAACGGGATGGTGTAGATACCACGGTAGAAGTCGTCCACCATGGCAAATCGGGTGTGCATACCCGAATAGTAGTTCTTGAGGTAGTCGCGGGTATCGAGGACTTCCTGTAAGGTTGCGTGCGCCATCAGCGGCCCTTCTTCTTGTGGACTTCCCCGGCCACTGTCTTGCCACCCTTGGTTATGGCTATCTTGATGTACTTGCCGCCGGGGAGTACCTTAGTTCTCACCTTGGCCCCGTGTTTGATCGCATCGGCAAAGGCTTTAGGCATAACGTACCTCCAATGTTCAGGGTATCAACTGTAAACCTAACTGATTCAATATCTGGGCTAACCCGTTGCTCACTTGCTGCACTTGGTTTTCCGTGATGCGGGAGTCCTTCGGGAGATAAACCTCATTAGCGGCGTGGATTAGTTCGTGGATAGCCGTATTGTGGAAGTGTTGAGGGGGCGCAGCACCGTCCATCTTGAGGGTGAGCTTACTAGGGCTATGTTCCCCCCATAGGCTACCCTCCAACAATTCTCGTGTGATATGTCCATCAATGAGCACTCGGTAGGTATACCCGCCCACTTTCAATGATTTAGGGAGTTTAACTTTGTTCACGTTTCTATCCTCTCACCATCCGGCTCGGGGGCATGGCGCCCGGAATTCCACGGTAGGCAGTCTCAGGAGTGAAGTCGCTGAGAATGTACCTTGCACAAGCACACAGGTGATACTTGCTCTCGTCCTTGATCTTGTCGGTGGGCTTGTTTTGTTCGTCCAGCACCCATAGACAGTTATTGAGTTCCTCAAGATAGTTCCGCATATCTGAGAACACATACAACTTATTGAGCGCCATCAAGCCCAGCACCTTGTCTATCTGGACCTTGACCTCTTTGTGCTTCGGAGCCGTGATAAACCACCCGTGCGCCGTGTAGCCCTGCCGTATTTCGTCCTCGGTCGTCTGGTTGCCGCCCACCCTCTTGATTACATTGGATGTCCCCACAATCGCCTTGAACTCCTCGACGTGCTGCGCCGTAGACCGGCCAGGACCTGGCAGATATTCGCGGTAGGCGTAGAAGTCGCCTGTCTCCGGGTTCTCGGCCAGAAACAGCGCCGCCGGGTTTGCCGCGCCGAAGTCGTGGCCTACATACCTAAGCCACTTGTCCGGTATCGGGAACCTAGCCTTTATCTGAGTGGCCTGATTGAACCGGCCATAGACCATCCAAGACTGCTCAACGTCCTCATCCTCGGCTAATATCTCTTTGCGGTAGCTGTCCGGCGACATATCGGAGGTTATCTCGTTGAGAGCCTCGACTGACAGGTAGGGGTTATCGTGTGAGGTGAAATGGAACGCCGCCCACCGGCCAGTTGTATCGGCCGCAGCCTGTTTGAACATCTTCGAAGCGTGGCGCGGGTCCCTCGCCTTGCTCACACCCGACGACCTGAGCGATGGGGGGGTGTAGAGAAACACCGCCGAGCCATTGTTATCGAGCAACATAGGGGCCCCTACGTCATTCCAAGTATCTTCTGCCATGAGTTGCCACTCATCTAGAATCAATAAATCCGCATAATCTCCACGAAGGGTGTCCGCATTGTAGGCAGTCTTTGCCCTAATTCGCTGTTTCGTGCCCACCAAGTCTACAATATGCATGGACTCATTCTTGTAAAAGGCATTGGCATCTAAAGGTTCCTTGAGAGAACGCTTAACCTCGAACCAGAAAGTCTCCGCTTGTTCTTGTGTTGGGGCAGCATACAATACACGCTTACCTGCAAGAAAGGCTTGCACGGCCATAATCGCAAGGCCGACAGTCTTTCCCGATCTTCTGCCCGCTCTTATTATCTTTCGTGGAGCAGTACTCTCAATAAATAGTTGCTGTAGGGCGTGAGGCCTTCTAAGTGTGACCGTCATCTCCCTAGTCGCGGTTGTCATACTGCCTCTAGATACTTTAATGCCCGATTCAAGACCCTTGGGGCATCACCGAACTTTCCCAATGCCGTGTTGCAGTTGGTACAGAGCACCCCCCTAACTTTACCAGTCTGGTGATCGTGGTCTATGACTGCGTTTCCGTTTAGATGCTCCAAGCAAATTGGGCAAACGTTACCTTGCGCCTCTACTATGGTTTGATACTGTTTTTCGGTTATCCCATGCCGTAAGAATCGCCCACCCTCCTCGGCATACGTCCTCTTCTGGCGCTCTTTATGGCAGATATAGCAGAAGCGGCTTCCGCTCGATAAGGGATAGCTGTTTTCAGCGGTAAGAAGATGGCCGCGCCGACAATGCGTAAAAGGGGTTGTTATCTTCTCCCCATTTGACCATGCTCTATTAGCAGCCCTTTTACATATTCGACACTGTCGCCGCTTTCCATCCGGCCTCGTATAGACATTATCCGGCGTGAGTCTATGGCCCCTGCCGCAGTGAGTTCGCGGGAATCCGATCGTCATTTATCAGCATACCTGACCACGATTTCAACCGGACCATTATCCCCGCCCAGATTAACCGGCTGTACCGGCCTGCCCACCACATACTCTAAGGTGAGCCGGATAGCCACCGGATCGCCGGCCTTGGCCTTGTTGACCAGGGCGAAGGCTATCATTTGCTCGTTGGTAAACTCTGAGCCGTGGGCTTTCTTGGATAGCTCGTCCTTGATGCAACTTACGAGGCAGTCAGCTTTGGGTTTGCGGCCATGAGGATTGCCTGAAACGCCGGGTTTCCACGGTTTGCCAGGGCCGCGTCGCCTTTCAGTGCTAGAAGGCTGTTTTTCAGCCACCATTACACTGCACCCTGCCGGATGATACCACCCCGGCCATTTGAAGGCACACTACGCGACACTACACCCCCACTTATCGATGCTAGTGGTACGCCGGCGGGGGGATTATTGTAGTTCTCCCCCCGGTACAGCGTATAAACCTCGCCGGGTAAGCGGCGTGAGGCTGCGAGTAGCGGGCTGGCGAATCGCACGCCATTCTCCTGGTTATGGGCCAGGCGGATTACTGTTTTCCTTGCCCGCGAAGGAGTGCCGGGGACCGTATGCCGCCAGTCCCCGGCTGCTAAGAAGGAGGTGAGAGATGCGCCCATAGAGTAAACGAATACACCCAAATTGGTGATTTGTCAATATCCTGATTCTTTATGTCAACCGTTACAAGGTTTTAAGGGGTAGGGGTACGTACTTCGTAACTTCGATAGATGTTACCCTCTCATTATGAGAAGAAACTCCCCCCTATAGTCCCCCCATCCATTGCATTGTTGCAACATTTCACGTATCATGTGAGTAAATACCATGGAACCGGGAGGATTAACATGAGAAGCGACAGATCAAATAGAGCAAAAACAACCTTCAAAGCTCCAGTTAATCCTGCTGAAAAGGATTGTTGGGATAAACTACACGCAAATGGATGGACAACCTTGAGGAAAGGATGGCCGGATATCATCGCGTTCAAAGAAGACAAGGTATGCTGCATTGAGGTTAAGACCAAGCGAGGACACAGGCTAAAGAAACACCAAGGCATTGTCTTAAATCTTTTGGCAAGCCAGGGGGTAACTTGCTATCGCTGGGACCCTGAGAACGGTTTTCAAAATATCGTACCTCCAAAACCATCACCCTGATGAGTAGCCCAAACGTGTAAAAGTCTGTAATGGTCAATGTAACGCCCGTTACTTTCGTTACAAAGCGTTACAAACGCTACAATAGAATTAAGAAGGTGAAAGACCATCCGGGTCGCCCTCCTGGTAAGGGTAGATATTGGTAAAGTAGCCATCCTCATTGAAATCGTACTTCCACATCATATTATTGGGATTCCGCCGGGGATCCGCCGGTGTTTTGACGTAGACTAATTTGAGTTTATGGTTGCTCATGCTGATATAGATTACCGCCCGCTTGGCTGAGAACGATCCGCCATAGGCCAGATCACGCTCAATGACTTTCTTGACACCCTTAACATAAGTCACCGCCGGGGCTGGTTTTTGTAATCCGATGATAGCGACGCCCGTTGTCAGTTTGCGGAATATGGCGTCGATCTCCGCTCCCACCATGTAAACCTCCGCGTTAAGGTCCAGGTAGTCAATCACGCTAAGGTGAGTAGGCTCTATTACGTCCGCGAAGTTGTCATATCGCTCGTATACTTGGAATGGTGCCGGGTTGGGAATATCTAGCGGCTCAAAGCGGGTCTTCAGTTGTTCGGGTCCGGTTTCAGAGTTAAAGAAGTCCACACCCGGGAACGCGCCGACATTCGGCATGAGGCAGGACATGAGAAAGGCCGTTTTGCCCTCGTTCTTGCTGCCGGCCACGATGATGATTGACTTGGGGTACACCTTGCATAGTTCGTGCAGGCCAAAGGGCAGTTCTATGGGAATGTATTTATTCGGGTCTGCTGATTGCCAATCAATAGTTTTTTTCTCGTTGTCCAGCTTCCGGTATGTACCGTCTAGGGCAGTCTTGGCGATGGTTCCGGCTTCTACCAGCCGATGTAAAATTACGCGCAAGTTGCTTTTGTCGGCTTCGGTGTAAACTCCTAGCTCATTCCAGATTTGGCGCACGTTGAATGTACCGTTGGCCAGCATGATCCATTGTTCTACCCGCGACTTGCTTACCTTTGACTTTTCTATGGCGATGTCGCCGGCCTTCGCCTCCAGGCAGTCAACGCCCTTTTCCAGCACTGGCAGGCCCGCCACCTCCCCCCCAGCTTCCAGCCAGTCAGATACATCTTTGACCTTCTCCCCGGGCAACAGGATCACTTTGACTTCTTTGGCCTTCCCCTCAAGCGACTTAACCGCCTGTTGTGCATAGGCGATCCCGGGTCCATCCATATCGGGGATGATGCAGACACGCTTCCCAGCCAAATGCTCAGAGTATTCCGGCTTCCACGCCTGAGCACCGCCGGGGCTGGTCGTGGCGATCCCACCATGCGCCCAGATATTGTCGGCGTCCTTTTCACCCTCGACAACATAGATAGTCTCGGTATCGGTGACACGTTGCAGATCGTCCAGGTGGTACAGGACGCGCTTAACCCCCGTCATATCCCATTGCCAGCCGCCCTTTCCATCCGGCCGGCGTTGCCGGAAGTCCTTTGGATCGTACCGCACAACCTGATAAATCAGTTTGCCAGCCGCGTCTTTGTAGTCGTAAGCGCAAACCTCCTTTCTCTGTGCTGGTTCGGGGATCGGAGCTGGTGGCGCATGGAGCCGCGCCGGGGCTGGGCTGTGGCCGTTGCTATGGATAAACAAGTCCGAGAGGGTAAGCCCAACCGCGCTTACAACAGCCTCCGTGGAACACCCGGCAAAGCATTTGAGGAGGATTGATTCGCCCGATACCGTGATATGGAGGCTGGCTTGTTTGTCCTCGTGTGCCGGACACTTCGCCATGTGGGATTTGTCGGCTTGTATTTTTACCGTACCAAACCGGGAAAGCACCTCACCGAGATTCATGCTTGATCTCCGGCGGGGAGCCGTGCATCAGGCCGCGTGACTGATAATAAGCCGCCCAATCATCCGACACCGGGAAGTCGATAGCGTCGGCGCGGCTATGCTCTATACGGCTTTCGGGGTTGTGGTCCCAGATGTAATCACGCATCATGCGGTCGCGCTCTGCCCTGGGGATTGAAGCCATATTATTTGCCATTATCGCCCCTCGTCCGGGGGAGGTGTGATCGTGGCTTTCCGCCTGGCCCTGCATGGGGCGCAACGCTTGGGAGGTAGTAGCTTTTTCCCGAAGTAGAATAATTGGTCGCCGGCAGTCCAGACAAAATCATGCTGGCAATCAAGGCATACTAACAGCTTGTCGTGAAACGTGGGAGCATCAGAGGGCGTGACCATTTATCACCATCCATCTATCAGTCTATATTTACCACTTCCTAGTATAGCAGATAAGTCAAGCGTTTTTTGGGTGTTCTACTCCTACAAAGCTAAAATCTTATCTTCCGTTCTATACTAAAGGTCTTGACAAAGGTATTCCACCTATGCGATAATGAGGCATACCAAAAGAGGGAGGGAAAGGAAATGCCAAGTAAGATTACAGCTAGCGCAAAAGTGGGGGATATATTCGCTTGCTCCTGGGGGTATGAGCAAACTAATTGGGACTTCTACAAAGTGGTAGCGGTGCATGGTAAATCAGCAGATCTCCGGCAACTGGAACAACGATACTTCGAGGACTCGCCAACCTCAATGACTGGGCGAACGGTCCCGATCCCCGACAGGTTCAAGGACAAGACCGGCGGCGGCCTGTGTGATGATTGCGCCACTAAGAGAGTATTTCCGTATTCATGGCCGCCCGAAGCCTTTGCCCCCGGTGTATTCGTCAAGTCTCAATATGGCTGTGCTCACCTATGGGACGGGAAGCCATGCAGTTATTCGAGCTACGCCTAGAATTAAAAGAGGAGGGTATCATTAACATGACGTACAGAGAACGCCGAGAAGCAAAAGTGGACCGCTTGAGAGATTGGGCAGTCAAGAGAGACGCGAAAGCAAGCCAAGCCAGCCAGCGAGTGCACGCCATAGCCGATAATATCCCATTCGGCCAGCCCATCTTAGTCGGTCATCATTCCGAAGCTCATGCCCGCCGCGACCAGGAGCGGATACAAAACGGGATGCGTGTCGCCGTGGACAATGCAAACAAGGCCGACCAGTTTGAGAGCCGAGCTGACAACATCGAGCGCGCACTAGAGACCTCTGTATATTCCGATGACGTTGACGCTATCGAACGCCTACAAACACGCATCACGGCCAACGAAGCCAAGCGCGACAAAATGAAGCAGGTCAATGCCTTATACCGCAAGCGTGACGCCGCCGGCCTTCTTGCCCTCGGTGTCCACCTCGAAACACTACAAGCTAAACTAGCCGCCGCCGGTCCTTACTGGGGAGATCAGCCCTTCATGCCCTTCGAATTGACCAATCTAGGGGCGTCTATACGTAAGGATAAGCAACGCCTAGAGGAAATCAAAGTCAGGTCAAACCGCCTCGAAAAAGCTGCTGCCGTGGGCGTCCTAGTTGAGGGTACCGAGTATGTCCGCGTCACCTTCCCCAAGAAGCCGGAGCGCGAAATCATAGACGCCATGAAAGCCTCTAACTTTTACTGGGGCGCTGGGTCATGGAACGGATGCCGCGCCAATCTTCCCCAAGTGGTACTCAACATGATGCCCTGCACGGCTTTAATGGTGGTGTAATCCAATATCCTTGCAAACATCTTGACAGGTATGGTATTATAGGACCATGTTGACACAAAGAAGCGCCAAAACAAGACAGATCGAAGGTTATCTCAAACGCTGGCCACATATCTCAATGGGCGATGTGGGCAAGAAGTTCGGCGTTACGCGGGAATGGGTACGCCAAATCAAGACCCGGATGCTCACCGGCCACAAGGTAAAGCACAATGGACAATCAGCTACCCTTTGACCTTAACGTGATCCCCCAGGCTCGCATTGGCCGTGACATCGGTATGCAGGCCACCTTTGGTGGGATTCCAGTCAAGGTCCACGAATCCGAGTCGTCGCCGGCCTGTGCCGAGGCCGTAAGAATCATCAGCTACTACAAGAGGGAGGGAAACCATGCAGTGCTACTACAACCAGACCAAACGCCCCGAGCCGCTACCGACAGACAATCAGACCCTAGCAGCTTGCGCGGATGCCAAGGCCAACGAACTCACCGCAACCCTAGTTGACATCGCCCGCGCTGGCGCCGGACTACCACCTAAGCAGGCCGGTGAATGTTCTATTTGTGGTCGGCCAAGGGTTACGTCGGATTTCTGCCAAGGACACTTTGAGGAATGGTACTGCCAAGATAAAAAGATGGAGAACTTCATCGTTTCCAAGAAAGCCAAGCAGCCCGTCCTCAGTCCCGCTGCCAGAGCCGCCCGCGCTCACATCATCCTGGCCGTTTACGACTATACACAGGAGCGTGACCGTGTTCCGAGAGACTACCGCAGCCTGGCCGAAGCCCAGGACAACTGGCTAAAGGTCTTGGATAGGGAACTGGCCGGATTGGAGGCTCCCCGATGCTAGAGATTAAAGCCGGAGACCATTACAGAGTCGCGGTAAACACCACGCCACCGAGTGAATACAATCCCGTTTTCCACGGTAGCCAGTGGGCGATATTCAGTTTCGATAACGATGGCCCACCTCGACTGAGCGACACCATCTTCGAGCGTTGGCGCTCCGTCCCCATCGAGGAGGGGTGCGAGACTAACCGCGATGGGTGCGCAATTTGCGGGAAGCCCATCCTTAGCGTCCATTTATGCCGAGCGCACTGGGAGATGTGGCGCGATGATGATTCCTACCAAACTTGGGAGATAGCCCGCTTCATCGCCGCCGAACGCGCCAAGCTCCAGAACAATGTGCAAAAAATGCACAATGTTCAGCCCCGGCCTATACAGATTGGCGACGAGGTTGAGTGCACCTCGGAGTTTCACGACGACCCGGCACCAAGAATAGGCATCGTTGAAGAAATAGACCACGGCTACCCCAACTTCAACGGGCGTAACCATATTAGGTGCCGCCTGCTCCGTACCGCCGAGCAGATAGAGGGGGAGAGGCAGGGGGAACAGATATTACTTTCAGAGCAGGAGCGCAAAAGAGCGATTGAAAATGGGATAGCTGCCTATCCGATTGAGGCTATCTGTCGCGCCCAGCTACGCAAGGTTGTCACTTACTTCGAGAAGGACCGAGTAGGGCACTATAAATCGACAATGCTCCAACAGCGATGGGAATACCTACGTAAGGAAGCTGGCATGAGCGTGTCAGAGGCAGGCCGCAATACCGCCGAGTCCATCTGTTCCGGCAAGCCCACCGAAGGAGGAGAGAGGTGAAGATTTACAGTGAACATTCAGCCTGCCCAAAATGCGGAGCCGCCAATGCTAGTACGCAGTATGTAGCACTGTGCAGCCCCAATACTTATGTCTGCCCCTGCCGTACATCGGAAGAGCATCTATGCCGTACGTGTCCACGATGCGGTTATTCTTGGCCAGAATCACCATTAGAGCCGTCTAAGCAAACGGAGCCGCCGCGCAACGTCCCGATAGAGGGGTGTTCAGTATGTGGAAAGGCTACCCACGGGTTATCAAGTGAAGCATCCTATCGCCTTTGCCATGCCCACTATATCGAATGGATGGAGTCAACGATTGGCCCGTTGGACGCCTTCATCGCCGCCGAACGCGCCAAGCTCACCTTTTCGCAAGAATCGAAAACCTGCCAGCAGCCCCGGCCTATACAGGTGGGCGATGAGGTAATTGTCGGGGATTACACCGGAATTGTACGACGTGTGTTTGGTGGTTGGCTGTACTTGGAGGGAAAGAAGCACTCCGTAGCCTATGACAACTGCCGCCTGCTCCGTACCGCCGAGCAGATAGAGGCAGAGAAGCAGAAACCGTGCCACTGGTGCAGCGGGGAAAAGCACATAACCTGTTGCCCACCACAATGCGCCGATAAAAGCTGCCCCGTTTTCCCTGGTGGTTGTGCTGATTGCCCCATTGACCGCTACTGGTTTGATATGCCCTGTCCCATCTGTTCCAGCAAGCCCACCGAAACCATCTGTGAGGATGAATCCGGCTGTAGCGCCGGAGCGGGGGTGACGAGATGATACTACAACCTTCGTGGTTTGTGCTAGAGACTAGATACACCACAGTTGGCGTCGTCAACTTTTGGACACAAGGCTATCTAGACTCGTTTACCCATCTTATTCTGTTGCCAACAGCAGTAAACCCGGAGCCAACGCCATGACCGACCTTAAAGAACTCCAAGAGGCCGCTGAGAAGCGGGACCAGTACGAGGCCGACATTCCGGTCAACCGCGAACTGACCAAGCTGGATTTACTCAGGTGGTGGCTAAACCACCAGTTGAAGGAGGCTGTCAGATGAAAACCCTAGACCATACCGACATCAAATGCCCCCAGTGTGGTGACTGGCTGGATGAACAAGGAAACTGTGGCAAGTGCTCCCATGCCGAAGCCCCAATCTGTTTGAAGTGCAAGGATAGTGGCTGGACTTGCGGGATCGTGGGCTGCAACCAGACACCGGGAATATCAAAGGCGTGCTGGCATTGTCCCTATCTAGTCCCTTGCGATTGTAAGAAGGGGACGGGAAATGGATAAGGTTGAAATAGCGACCATATCAATTTTCGTTGGCATTGTTTCCGGACTGTCGGCCTCACTTGTTAATGAGCCATCATTGGTTACGTCTGCGATTATCTTGGCCGTAGTCGTTGTGGAAACACTAGGTGGCACACTCGCAGCGTTGTGGATTGCTGATAAGTGGGGGTTACTTCCGTGAAGCGTAGCCCCTTGCGCCGTACCAAAGGACTCAAGCCCCATTCCGTCAAGGGGAAAGCCGAAGCTGTCAGACGGATGGAGCTGAGAGCAAGGTTAGCCGAGCAGGGCAACGGGCTGTGTTCTATTTGTGGGCAGCTTCCTGACTTTCGTGGGCTCCAGATGCACCACTTCAAACACCTTTCACAAGGCGGGATTACAGACGAGTCTAATTGTAAGTTGATTTGCGCTAGGTGCCATGACAAACAACATGGAATCAAAGAGGTGTCCGGGGATACCGGCACTTAGGAGGAAAAGGATGAGCGAACCAGTCAAAAGCAGAGCCAAAATCACTGTTACCACTGTCAAGCCGGTAGAGGAGAAGCAAGGGCAGAAAGGCCCGTACAAACTTCTCAAGTTCCAGGCCAAGAATGAGCAAGGGCAAGAGGGCTGGTATTCCAGTTTCCACCAATCCCTATTCGAGGCCATCAAACCCGAGGCTGTACTGGATGCCGACATCGAATCCAAGGAAACCGAGTACGGCATGAATCGGCTGGTCACACAAGTCTATGTTGACGGTCAGCCGTTAGCAGGACAGAAGCAGGGAACCGGCGGCTACAGTGGCAGGCAGTGGCAACCGAAAGACCCGCTTGACCGGCAATCCATCGAGTTCCAGGTTGCCATGAAAGAGGCCGGCGAATCCCTCCGGGCTGGTGTAATCGCCAAGGACTCCACTATTGCCCACCTGTACTACGGGGCGTTAATCAGCCTGTTCGAGAGACAGGGAATTAAGCCCAACTATCAGGAGCAGCCAAGCCCAAAAGCTCAGAGTGTGAGCGGTGCGGCGCCAGGTGTTCAGACCCCACCGGCTGTCTCTGGTCGTAAGTTCGCCAACATAGGCGCAGTACTTCAACAGGCTTGGGAACTTGGCAAGATAGACTCGGATGCTTGCATGAAGGAATGGAAGAAGGTCTGGCCTAGCCTCAACGATCCTTCACAGATTAAATCACCCGATATTGCCTGGGCAACACTGGTAAAGGCTAAGCTGGTCCCTGAATAGCGCGTCCTGGGAGTAGACGCCCCATGGCGCGACTCCTTGTACTGGGTAGGCCGGGGGTCACGGCCCCGGCTCTGCCGAACTTAATGGGGGCTAATATGCTAATTAGAATGACAACAGGAACCATGACATACGGGATACCTATGACTCGCGGTCTTAAATTGAAACACGGCTATCCCCTAGAAATCGAAGAGCACGAAAAATGCTTCTTAGTCATTTGTCCATACTTCGGGGAATATGGTCACGGTGATACGTATGACTCCGCTCTAAAGGAATTGGGTAGTTCCTTGTCGGACTTGTGGTATTCATTACAGAAACGAGGAAACAAACTCAGTAAGGAATTAGAACATTTAATAGAGGAGGTGGAAACAACTGAATAAGTTTGACGCCGAGCAGCCGGTAACGACCCCTTAAATATAAGGCACAAGCTACAAATCAGGGGTGGCGTACAAACAGGGCTTCCGGGCTGAAAGCGGCGAAAATCGCTACACGCGCTGATGCATAGGCCAAACAAGCGGGGTAGGCCCGGAGGCCAAGTAACCAATTCGGGAATCCGGCAGGCAGAGATAGAAAAAGAATAAGCGGGGGATTTCAGACATGGGAGCCGGACGCAGTACCAGATGGTGGGTTAGGGTACTGAAAAGGGGGAAAAATGAGTCTTGATGTTTATTTGAGTGGTGAGCCTAAAGAGATTAACTGCGTGTGCTCTGCGTGTAACCATCTCCATACAAGGATGGACTCTGAGGGATTCTATTCGCGCAATATCACGCACAACCTCACTGAGATGGCCGATGAAGCCGGAATATACAAGCACTTATGGCGGCCTGATGAAATTGGGATAAAGAAAGCCGCCCAGCTTATCGAACCACTGGCAAAGGGATTGGCCGACCTGAAAGCAAGGCCGGAGCATTTCGCTAAGTTCAATCCCCATAACGGATGGGGTGATTATGCTGGCCTTGTTGATTTCGTTACCGAATACTTGGCAGCTTGCCGCGAATACCCGCAAGCGAATGTTAGCGTTTCAAGGTAGGGGTACTGAATCACAAGAGAGGGGGCAAACATGGGAATTAGGATAACACTTCGCAAGACAGTGTGCCTAGATGACACATGGTGTTCCAAAGAGGATTTCGATGAAGTCTTTAGAGGTAATAAGCCCGCTTTAGTGGAATTGCTCAACGAGGACATCATTAGCTTTCTTGAGGATTGCGGCGGCATTGACGGCTTGATTGAGTCGTTTGAGTGGGTTAAGTCCACCGCCCCAGGGGTGACGGCATGACCACTCAAACTAAACTCAGAACAATCCCCGAAATTGAAGACGCCCAACGCGAAGTTGAACGGTGCCAGGACGAAGTACGTCGCGCCGAAGACAACCTTGTACACGCCGAGGAAAGGTTAGGGGTTATTCTCCGCAAGTATGGCTTTGGTGGTCCCGATGAGACACCGCTACCTGAGGCGTTGCCGACAAGCGCGATTATCAATGGCCTCCAATTCAGTGTCATCGAAAAGGGGCAGCGCGTCACGGATGCGATTCTAAGGGATAGGTACGGTGAGGAATTGAAACGCTGGAATAGAGCGCCATCGTTGGCAGAACTATTTGAGGCGGTAGCGGAGGTACCACATGGTAAGTGAGCGGCCTATCAGCTTCAAGGTGCTGCCCAACCGTGGCGAGAAGTAGAGTGAATATCCTGCGCGTGTTTCCGCGCCGTACCAACCTGACGCCTACTGATAGCATGGCGTTTGTCGGTGATCCCCGAATGGACGCACCGCAAGCCGATGAGGTTCATATAAGCACCGTCTTCACTTGGGATATGGGCAGGGCTGAGTACCTGCGGAAAGCATGGGCGCAATACTACCCCGTGGTTAAGTTGGGCGGGCCAGCCTACGGAAGCAACGGCCAGTTTACACCCGGCCAGTATGTCAAACAGGGCGTGACCTTTACCAGCCGGGGATGCAATAACCGATGTGAGCCGTGTATGGTTCCAAGCTACGAGGGGAAGTTGCGCGAGATTCCAGACTTTCCCGCAGGTTATATCATTCAGGACAACAACCTTCTCCAATGCTCACGGCCACACATTGAACGCGTCCTAGCCATGCTACGGAAGCAAAGCAGGGCGGCGGTATTCTCCGGTGGATTAGAGGCCGGTTTAGTCACTGATTGGTTTGCAGATCAACTCCGGGGAATGAGAGTTAAGGAAGTCTATCTAGCCTGTGATCACGACGGCGCAATCAAGCCACTCCGAAAGGCTGTCGAGAAGTTGGCTTTCTTAGGCCGCGACAAGTTGCGCTGCTATGTCCTGATTGGGCGTGAAAGTATCGAGCAAGCTACGGCCAGACTAGAGGCTGTTTGGGAAGCGGGTTGTCTGCCGTTCGCCCAACTCTTTCAACCACCGGAACGGAAGCGGCTAGAGTACCCGATAGAGTGGAGGCGTTTACAACGTACATGGTCACGGCCAGCAGCTACTAAGGCTTTGATGGGGAACAGGTGAACCCCATGAGGACTAAAGATGATGCTCGAATGTAAACAGACTCGCTGTGCCTTCAATCTACAGGGGGAGTGCCAATCGCCGGAAGTGGTATTCGGGGTTGATATGCCACAGTTACGCAAACCTTGGCCTACATTAGATTGCGATGACAAAGACGCTTACGATAGAAAGTTGCAACAATCCTACCGGACAGCCCCGCATTGTCTTACTTATCAGTTTGACGGTTGTGCATGAGGACTAACAGGGAGGGCATAGAGAGATGGTAAGTGAGCGCGGCCAGGTTATCACAGGAGGGAAGTAACCATGCCTAGAAGTGAGTGGCTACCGGAGAACCCGTACAGCAAGTTGACATGGGAGTTTTCTGAGACTTGGGATAAAGCCAGTCGTGCTACCGCCGCCCATATAGCCAAGAAGCTACGGGAACAAGGCACAGCACTTCAAGCCGATTACAAGATGGTTAGAGGCAGAGCATATCTGGACTTAGCCGCCGAGTTAGAGAAGGCAGCGAGTCCCGCCAATAAGAAGTGTGATTCTATAGATTATTTTGGCGTGTGGCATTAAGGCAGGTAAGGAGTAGAGCATGAAAGAGGTTACGGTTAAGGTGCTGATGCCTACAGGAAAGAATTGTTATCAAGAGACACTAGATTCGGGGATTGACTGCATATTTTTACGTAATGGGTACTGCTCTTTGCTAAAGGCACACATTAACACCTTAGAAATTAAGCTCCCCGGCTGTCCCGCAAAAGAGGAGGGTAAAGATGGAACTGACTAAGGCACGTAAAGACACGCTTCATCTTCTCAAAGAGGATTTAGTTCTCCTCGTTACTGACATCAGGGCAGAGAAATTGGCTGACGAGATTGATGCCTTCTACACCGCCCACTATGAGGCGGAGATAGCACGACTGAAAAAAGACATTGAACAGTACAAAAAGGAGTTAGCCCAGTGTTGGGAAACGGAATGCCGTGAGGTAGCGCGGGCAGATAAGGCCGAGGCTAAGATAGCAGGGTTGAAGCGGCGGGTACTGGAACTATTCGAGAGTAGTTTGCTTATCCATGTTCCAGAGGCAGGGAGAGGCAAGCAGTATTGTGTAGACCAAGACGACGCCGATGCGCTTGCCCGTCAACTCAGGGAGGGAAAGTAGGATGTTACCGAAATTAACAATGGAACCGTTGCAGGTTGTGGAACTAACCCCTGATGAGGGATTACCTCTTAGGATTCTGAGAGCCTACCGTACTAACTGTGAGGTTATGTGGTCTGAAAACACAGACGGTAGTGAGTCCCTGAATCCGGTATTTCGTCTAATGAACGAGCATAACCGCCAACGTGCCGCGATTCTTGACCGCGCTATTGCCAAGTTGGAGGCCAAGCCGTGACCCGCCAGGGGAATGAGAAGTAAATAAAGAGGAGAGAAATGAAACTGACAATCGAAGGAGCCACGATCAAAGCGGAGCCAAACCTGGACAAGGAGAACTGGCAGGTTATGACTACCATGACTATCGAAGCTACGGTCAAGGGGGAAGCTGACTCGCAGGTTCTCAAGGAACTACAGAAAGGCGCTATCTACCTGACCCTTTCTTCAGCCCCGGTGCGTGCCGTCAAGCGCGACACCAAGCCGCCTACCGGAGCAAAGAGGGGGCGGAAGCCGACACAGAAGCCAGAGGCACCGCCAGCGCAACCACAGGGGCAACAGAGCGATTCTAGAGAGGCACCAACCCAGTACAACGGCGAAGCCAATGACGCGCCCGTTGCCATCCTTACCAAGAAGAAGTCCAAGGATGAGCCGATGTTCGACCTAAGCAAGGGGAGGTAGAAGTGACCCGCGAACCTCTAACAGTCAGTGATGCAGTCCGCGCCCTTAACCCTGGCGTGTTCCAGCCAAAGCCGGTTGACGGCGTAGTGCGGCTGACTATCTACACCGAACCGACTCCAAAGGGGCGACCTAGAATCACTGTGGTCAATGGGCATGGCCGTGCTTACACACCGGCTGCTACCCGCAACGCCGAGGCCATGATTCGGTATGCCGTCACCGAGCAATGCCGGACGCCGCCCTTTGCCGCGGGCGTTCCCTTGAAGTTGACGGTTTGGTTCTACCGAACGCGCCCACCATCGCTACCCAAGCGGGTGACAATGCCAGTGGCAAAGCCGGACTTAGACAACTACATAAAGTGCCTTGACGCGCTTAACGGGTGCCTCGTGGTGGATGACAACGCAATCTGTGACATCGAAGCCCACAAGCGGTTTGGAAGCCCGCCGAGGATCGAGATGGAGTTGGCGCAGGTGGACGCATGATTGCAGTATTAGTGAACGATAGGCGGCGCGTTCAGTTTACTTCAACCATGCCGGACAATAACGGGTCGCCCACTGACTCAACAGCTACTTGGGACGGGTACAACTGGGAGACGATAACTAGTTTCTCATTGACCGCTTGTGAGCCTACGTTGCCCGACATTCCCCTTCCGAAAGTAACCAAGTGGGAGCGAGTTGACATTCTCCCAATAAAGCCTAGTGCCGCGCTCTTTCCGATGTCTGTATTACCTTCAAGGCGGCTACCTCGGGCAATCACACACCAACTGATAGGGCGCCGCCGTGTTTAACCTCAGAGCGTACCTATTCATTCACTGGCGCTGGTACCGGCGCAAGGTGCTGTGGAAGCTGAATCAGAAGATAGAGGAACGGTGGTGACAACCTTCTTCGGATGATACGGGCAGGCGGTGTTCTTACAGGTACTCGAACAGGTCCCGCACTTCACACCGGCTCCAGGTCGGGATAGCGGCCAACCAACACCACCTTGAATACTGGTATCTTTCGCAGGTCAGACGGCACCGGCGGCAGGTTGGGTGGCCAGATGCGGTAACCGGCAGCCTCATAGGAGCGCGTCACCACCTCGGGGCAATAAAAGAACTTGTCCTGAGAATAGCCGAACCCGTAGTTGATTCCGGTGACTTTGTACAGCACCAGCCGGGGAATCACGAACCTTATCAGCGCCGGAGCATCATAGAGCGAGTCCGGATTGTCGGCCAGTTTCAAGGCTTCGTTAGCCGCAGCTTGGCCTATCAGGTTGTTGGGGTCGTTGATGAGCCGCAGCACCGTCATCATGCGGCCGGTGTCGCAGGCAAGGCTGCGCTTGAGCACGCCGCGCCCGATAGCCTCTACTACCCCATCCTGCCCATTGTCTTGGCCCCGGTAAATGGACACATGGCCGTCCGGACCGGCAATCCAGCGGTAGGCAACGTCACCGATAGAGTTGCCCTCGCGGGCGTAGAGGATGGGGTCACCGGGGAGAAGAAGGGAGGTCATGGCTTTTTCTTCTCAGCCATCCGCTCGCCGAAGTAATAACCGGTGACAGCCATAAGGACGGCGATCACCGCTGCCCCGCTATCAGGAAGCCGAAACAGAGGATAACCAGCACCAGTGAGAGGGCGTTGTAAAACTTCATGGCTATTCTTCTTCCTTGACGCCAAGCGCGCCTTGAATAAGTCCCAACCGGCGCTCTATTCTATTGTGTTCGACACAGGGCACGGCAACGACAGGCCGCTCTTCCAATGTCTTGATTCGGCCTCCGTGGTTCTCTCTCGCTAGCTCCAGGTCATGGATTCGCTTGCCGTGCTTGTCGTAAACGGTTTCCTTGAGTGCCCCAAAGTCCTTGTCCCCTTGTTCCAGCCGTCCATTTATTCTTTCGTCGAGCACTTTCCGATTGCCGTGCGCCACTATAATCATGCCGACGACACCGCCCAAGCTCATCACGAGCTGGACTACGACTACGATGAGGTTCAGGTCAACTGTCACGAGATTCCTCCTCCTACGGCGATGTCCATTTCGCCTGTTGCAGATTAAGGATGACGCGGTGTTCGTGTTGTTCGGTTACTTTGGCCGGTCCTAGATGATCGTCGCCCAGGTCAGCACTAACGTAGTAGGTGACCCCGTAAGGGTCAACAAAGGCTACCGGCGCACCGTTGGTGATGATGGAGTTGATGAAGGTGATGAGTTGCGCCGGGTCCTGCGCTTCCGTTATTCCATCCCGGTTCGTTATTGACGGTGCCAGGTTAAGGCCGACCTGAAATGCAGAAGGCCGGGTAGTGGGTAGCAGTTGGCCTTCCCAAGAGTACCATTCGAGGTAGGGGCCAGCCGTAGAAGCAAGACCGTAACCCAAGGCAAATGTTAAATAAAATGATTTCCCTTTCGTTCCGCTTGGGAAATAGAATGTTTGGGGAGAATTATTATCAGTCAAATCGCTCAGTGTTCCGAGTGTGCCTGAGTAAGTCCCATTATCTACGTTGTATCCTACGATTATGTGGCGATCTTCATCAACTTGTAAGTTCAATCCTCCTGCTTTTACAGTTACCGAATAAAATGCCTTACTCTCGGATTTGAAATTACTATAATGGTTTGATGTCGTGATGTAGCCACTTGTAACCTCGTAACCGGAACCATAGCCAGCATGAGAACTGTAGTCAGTCGGATGGTACAGCCAACACGCCCCAGGTTGCGCCGCTATGAATAGCTTGGACACACCCGAATCCGAGAATATGATGCAGTCGTTGATGGCCGTCAAGCCTGTTACTTTCCTGACAGGATGCCAGTACCAGCCAGCGTCACCGTTGACCGTGGCGTAGTGGCCTCTCAGGATGTAGGCGTCCGTTCCATCGGTCATTATGACAGTCAGGTATTCACCGTCACCGGCCATAGCCGCGATACGGTAGCGGTAGGTAGAGATTGCCCCGTAGTTTGAGGGGGTGATATTCGTCACCGTGGACTCGTCAATCAGCCGGTACAGCGTGCCGCTATTCGTCGGGATAAACAGGTCGTTGTGCCATGCGTAGCTATTCTTGCCGGTGTTGGCGTGGTAGTCGACTTTCAGGTCAAGCATCAGGACAGCCGCCCCACTCGTTACCTTCCAGAGTGAGTCAGACTTGACTATGTAAAGCGTGTCCGGGTGTTCGATTATCTTGGTGATGGCGTAGTTCGATTCGTAGAACACAATGCCCGATGACTCTGCGCCGGTGGTGGCATTGATTGTGTAGATTGAATAATCAGAGGTGGATGTCACCCCGTACAGAACATCGCTCAGCGTGCCCCACAATCGTACCTTGGTACGCGCCGTATTATAGGCATAAGAGGTGCCGTTACTGGAATAGATGTATGCCCTGTCACCGCTGTCGTTGCCGAAGGCAATCATCAGGTAGTTCTGATACACTTTCAGGTCGGATATCTCATGGGTGAAGATCGAACCAGCCGAAGCCAATGCCCATGCCGAGCCAGACCACTTTTCCAGCCTGGTTCCACGAGCCTGATAGAGAGACCCCAAGAACTGGCAGAACCTTGCAGGGGTGGCAATCTTGACCGAATCAAACAGGCATTGCTGGTTAACCGCGGCAACGGTAATCGTCAGTTGTGTTGCCGACGCATTGAGAGTGTGGGCAGCGGAAATGCCTCGCCACGTATTCGATACGGTAACGGTGACATTCCCGGCCCCGGCTACCATCAGAGTGGTGGTGCCTTCGTGGCAGGACACAGGCGAACCTGTGAGCGTAGCTGTTCCAGAGGCCGCAGTGGCCTTGACATTAACCGGCAATAACACAGTAAATGTTCCCGCCCCGCCCAGTGTGACCGTGTTCGCGCCGGGAACCAGAGCCAGTGGTGAGCCTGTAACCGCAGCCGTTCCCGTTGTCGCCGTCCCTGACCCTGCTGTAAAGGTAGCCGTGGCTACGGTGGTATCAACACCGTCAGCTATGGTCAGCGTCCCGGTGCCGCCCGTTACCATCGGCATCGCCGCCGCTGTAACATAGATGGTCTTGCTGCGGTAAGCGGTTGACCATGATATCGTCTTTACGGCATTTTCCCCGGAATCACAAGTCAGTTCGTAGGAGCCTTCATTCGGGAATGTCGAAGTCCTTGCGCCGTCCGTTGTCCATTCCGCCCCGATAGCAGTCTCAAACCCGCCGTTGGTCAGGGTAGGAGCGATAGCGGATTCTGCCGTGGAAGCCGGGCCTAGATAGACTCTGCCCGGAACGGTAGCATCGCAGTCGGTGGAGTCGTAGTATTTAGCCACGTCCTCAAAGTCAACCTGCCCGAATCCTTTGGAGAATGAGACTTGCTCGCGGATTAACAACTTCTCCGGGTTGGTGCTGTCTATGGTGACACGCCCGCTCGGAGTGGAGTTGCCGAGGTAAGAGGCCAGGCTACGGTGATAGACCGGCCAGCCGTTCTTGTCCCGCAGGAGCATGAAGCCTTTGGTAGTCGAGCCTACGGTGAAGGTGCAGTCGTACTTAGCCATTCATTTAACCCCACGAGTCCGGCCGGGAATACCGCGATACCAGCGGAAGGTTGGTAGCGTTCTTTGCCAGCCCCGCATGGAAGTCTTGCAGGAGGTCGTTAGCATCCTTCAACATCAATAACCGTTCGTCTGTGCCTTTGCCTTGCGCCATAGACTTCAAGAGGTAGGCCGCCGCGCCGGTGAAGATGGTGTCGCCCTGTTTCGGTTCGAGGTCCAGCGTGTCGGTGTCCGCCGAAAGGTCAGTGAAGTAGCCATAACCCACTACTCTAAGTTTGCGCTTGGCGATTACCGGAGTGGTGAACCGCAAGTAGTAGGAGCCGTTAATCAGGTACGACTCCCATTGAGCCCTGGGAACCTCGTAATCATCCTGGTACTCGTATTCCTCCCAGTCGTTGCCCACGAATACCTGTGATACCCTCTGAATCCCAGTCGGTAGAAGGTACTGATGCACCGGAACCCCGAACATAGCTACGTTGTCCCAGTAAGCCGTTGCCGCTGCATCCATTTCGAGGGAAGCGGTCAACATAGTAATATCGGCCGGCACGGAGTAGCCTTCAATCTTGAGCAACTCCCATGCGCTTCCTAGAGACTGATAGCCCGACGTTCCCGCCGTCCCGCTGGAAGGGGTTAACTTCAACTGGCAGGTTAAACCCGTAGCCGAATAGTTCCAACCCAAGAAGTCTATGCTGTGTTCCGAGTTGTCAAGCAATAGCGGAACCGTGGCGCTTGAGATTGAAAGAGACGCCCCAGTGCTCGATGCCCGGATGATCTTGGCCGAACTTAACCCGAACCGCTTGATAGTAGATTCCTCAGACACGGTACAGCCAGCGTAACTGCCAGTCCAACTATCGGGAACACTGGAAGAAGCCCAATCCTCGAAGTGAGAGGATGGCAACATATTACCCGAGACAAGGTTACGGTCGTCCCACCGCTTCTGGAAGGTGGGATAGGACTCGTGGATAGAGCGATTCAGGTGGGTAAGCAGAAGCGAAGGCTGGTAGTTGTAAAGCTCGAACGTCACTCCGCTTACAATCTGCCCGCCATAGGCCGGGAAGGTGAAAGTACCTGTAGACTGGGTAGAGGCTCTAACCAGCCGTTCCCTTGACGCCACCGTGCCGCTCCCGCCGTAAGTCCCAGAAGTCAACAGAATCCACCAGCCTTTACGGGTATCATTGGTGGAATCCATAGTGATGAAGTCGGAACAAATGGCCGTAGTGCCGCCAGCCGCCCCGTCTGAGGTGGTCGTAAACGTAATACCCGAAGGCGGCATGAGGTTAGATTTGGCTAGTCCTTGCCGCAGGGTTGCTAGGGTTATGCTCATATCATTACTCCACGAAAAACGGTTGAGTCCAGGCGTATTTGCCGTTGGAGTTGCGGTAGATGATTGCCCGCGCCCACTTGTCTTTAGGCTGCACCGTGTAGCTGGCCGAGGTTATGCCGGTAGTGGTCTGGACGATCTTATTGCCGGTGACAACCCAGTAGACCGAACCGGCATCAGGCAGGGTGATTGTCACAGTATGCCCGCTCACTACGATGCTGGTAATCGCCGCGCCGCCAGTCGCGTAAAAGTTTCCCGCCTGTAACGCCGCCTTGACGTTAGCCGCTGTCAAGGATGGCGCGTAGAGGACTATCCAGCCCTTGTTATCCTGTGAGCCGTCGGCCAGGTGGGAGTCATCCGAAGCAATCCCCCAGACCGGGCCTGTCTTGGTGTCGAGGCAGTACGACCACTTGTCGTCACACTGGACTACAAAGCCCCCGTTGTAAACTTCGATAAAGCCTATGTCATTTGCCATCTGGTCGAGTTCGTCGGGCATGGTTATGTTGTAGGTTTGCCCTGCCGCCGTGGGATGGTTGAGGCCGATGAGCATGGGCTGTAACTTCATCAATGCCAGCAGGGTAGTGATTCCTACAGGGTCAGGAGGTCCAAAGCCTTCCACCGATTCACAGAACCAGCCGTTGATGTGGGCTTGGACCGCTTCGGCCTCGTCTTTGCACTCGTACTCGCAGCCTTGGAACCACTGAATACCGGCCACTTCGGGGTCAGAGTTAAGCGCCACATGGTCAGTCAGGAACACCGCATCATAGCCGAGTGCCTTGTATGCGGCCATGACTTCGGCAGGCGTGCGCTCACCATCCGAGGAGGTAGAATGGCAATGCGGCTGAATCTTGTAGGCATTGCCCCCTGCCGCGTACGGGTTACTCAATGACTTTTTGCCAATCAATAGCGAACCCACCCTAACATTCCAGAATGATTACGCCATCGTTCCAGTAGCTAAGTGCTGTTGCATCACTTGTATAGGCAGACAGCGAGTGTGTTCCAGTTAGTACAACCGGAACTGGTACGTTACCACTGAAGGAAGCCCCAAGCTCGCCAGCAGCGGTAAACATATTTGTTCCTGCAAGTAGGCATAGCTTCTGCGATGAAGTGATGCCGCCAGGACTACCAACTACCCTAGTCGTAGATGCCACCGGCAACAAGGCATTGCCGTAGTGGGTTATCGTGGTCGGCGTGTCAGAAGCCCCGCCAAATGGCGAAGAGCCAGACCCTGCCTTCACACCCACAGCCAGATGCGCCTTTATGAGTGAGATTGTGGCCGTCGCGCCTCCATCGCACCAAACACGTACATCGTAGGAAGTGGCCGAACCAAGCGCCAGAGAACCCGCCGCAGTTGCCGTGGCGACACTGACGTTGATTACCGCCCTGAGACTGGCGGCGTCGGAGATTGCCACCGAGCAGTCGTCAACCAGCACAGGGTCAGTCAAGTCACCAGCAACGTGCTTGCGGATTGAGAAGTGGATGCTACCCGCGCCGGTATGTGAATCAATGGTGACTTCTACCTCAACGCCGACATTGTTGTAACTGGTGCGCGGGTAGTCCGTATTTTGCGCCGCAGGCGTGATACTGACGTTGTAGTCAACCGCCGCTGCCTCTGCCGCCTCGGTTTTGTTGGAAGTTCCGGATTCGAGGTCAGCTGTACTCTGGACTCCCGCATTTAGCCGGACGGCCTCATATAGTGGTAAGGTTGTTGACAGAATGGCGTAAGCCACCAAACCAGGAGCCTGTGAGAACCCGCCGTTGCCAATGGCATACTGGCCAGTTCCAGTGGTAAAGCGACTTGCCGGCTTGACTTCGCCAGCACAAACGCCGGCAAGAGGTACTATGGCGTGCTTCCTGCACCAATCAGTAGCCAGAGCCGCCTGTGAGGTATCAATCGGGGCCGTGGCACTGGATGTAGTGAAGGTGCCAGTCCCGACAATGATGCCGTTGCCGGTGAGAGCGGCCAGGGCCGCCGCCTCAATGTCTGCTGAGTCAAGGGCAACGTCAGTGACGGCTTTGATGGCTGCTACTAACGGATAGGCTGTGCATCCTGCAAAGTGCATTGACATTGTAATTCCTCCCTAGTGCTGTATCCAGGTAATATCAACTGTCCCGGTAGAAGCGTGGTCAAACTCGAAAGCCCCACACTGCGCCAGGTTCAAGGCGGGTTGGTATTCCATGCCTGCTTCCATGTAGCCGTAGTTGACCGTATCACAGGCCGGGATTATGTCTATGAGGTCAACCGTGGCTGAAAGCGTGGTCGAAGGCGTGAACCGATACCAGTAGAGTTGTGACCCGCTTGCGGCCGCTAACGCCCCCCTTGCTACCGCCGGCAGGGTAAACGAATACAGGCCGTCTACTGCCAGTGTTGCGCCGCCGGAATCGGTGCCGTCAGAATCACTGGCAACGTCGGTGAAGTAGCCTGTCCCGGGCTGAGTGTCGGCAATCGCCGTGAGGGTATTACAGGCTTGGGAAGCACCGGCTGCGTTCTCTCCCAAAGCGAACTGACCCGTCACTGTCTTGACCACCAGATAGGTTGAGCCATCATCATAGACCGCCACTCCGGTTGCCCCGGACACGCTGCCTGTGATGGTTTCGCCTACTGTCAGGGCACCGCTTACCGTGCCTGTCAGGGTAAAGTAGCGGGGGCCGCTAATGTCGTACATATATTCCCAATCAAGGGTAGCGGCATTTGCGTTCTTGTTGGTGCCATCCAGATTGAAGTAGAAGCCTCTTACCGGATCAGTGGTGCCCAGGTACAGCTTCTTGGCGGTCGTCATAGCATCCAAAGGAACGTGGGTAGTATCGTCGCGGTCAATCGCCTGTGAGGTGTAATCCGTGTAGGTGGACCCGGCGAATAGTTTGACCGAAGCCAAGCGAGGGGCAATCCCGATACGGAATTGAGAGGAGGAATATAGCTTGACTTCGTGATAGCCGGGCTTAAAGAGAAGATGGGAGGCAGTTGTGGTTAGACTGGCCTGTTCCCCAAAGAACTTCTTAATCGGGCTGCCGAATACTGGCGTTGCCATGTTTCACCTCTAATACTTACTTCTGATTCCTATATGGTGATTCGCTAACTTCCCCCGAAGGGTGCCGGGGGTGATTAACGGCTCACCCCCGGAAGAAGCCTCCTTTGCTTAAACTGTTTCCGTTGTCAACTCCACCGTCAGATCGTGGCAGTTCGTTACGTCGGTCACCTGGCTAATGTCCAACCTCACGATTGAACCTTCGCGCATAATGCCGTCCTTGATGGTTGTCCATGTCTTGTCTGTCTGCCCGTTGATGAGGCAAGCCTTGGTATCGAAGATGCTCACCCCGTCGGTCAGGATGTCAATTTGTGTCGGGATAGTCCCATCGCCTACGATACGGGCATTTAGGTAGACCTCGGTAGGCCGGTAATCGGCTTCGAGTTTGAACACGCCGCCTACCTGTGTCTTGGCGCGGGAAATCTTACCGTCAACATACCAATGAAGAATCTTGTACATTAGCTACCCTCCTTTAAGAGGCCGTCAGCTTTAATTACCGGGCAGTTGTCGGAGAACCTTATGGAACCGTCAACACTAACGCCCATCGGGTACATTCGGCAAGCCAGAGGTCGCTTGTCATAGATGCGGCACTTGTGCTTTCTTTGGTGGTAAAAGACGCACGGAAGTTTCAGCGCGTACCAGTTGCCTATCATGGTGATGTGTTTGTAGATATGCTTCTCTAACGTCTTGAGCCTCTTAAACTCATGAGGCCAGAGAGCTACGCCCACACCTTCCTGGCAACACTTCCCGCATTGCTGGCACTTGAAGCCATCCTTGAAGTCTGATATGGCTTTCTTAATCCGTTCGGTATTCTCTTGTGCCGGACTTAGCGGTGTTTGTTCTGCCACTGTCATTCCGTGCGTCCTTTCTTTACCTAGACCACATCGGCCGGATCGAGTTCCGCCCACTGGATGTAGGGATGGAATACGGCATCGGAAGTGGCCGCGCTGACGTAGTAGATCATGGCCGCGCCGTTGGTCATAAACCGGGGCAAGCCTTCCTTGAGGAAGTTGCACTGTTGGTAACTGCCCATCAAGCCCACGCCAAGGCCGGCGGTAGTGGCGAAGGCATCAGCCATCAGAGCCATGTGGTACAGAACACAGTCATTGGCGGTATCAAGAGCCGATACGGTCACAAGGAAGGTGGTCGCCACACCCTTGATAACCGAAGCCGCCGGGGAAGCCTTTACCGGGCTGGAAGCGTAGAGACAGTTCTGAGCATTGACGGCCGTTCCGGTAACGGCAAGGGTGACGCCCATCGAAGGGGCCGCTCTGGTGAAGATGAGCCAGGAATCAGGGGCCGCGCCGCCATCGCCCTCGAACATGGCCTTGAACAGGATGGGGACGATGATCTTGTTGGAACTCTGCGGGGCTACCAGGGCAAAGCTGGCCTTGACATCATCCGGGGTCAAAGCGGTTTCACCCTGTGAATCGAGGCCGGTGGATTGAAGGGACTGACCGGCTTCAAACACCTTGCCTTCCGCTACCCAGCGGAAGTAACTATCGACCGTCACCAGGTCGCGGTTTGCGGTCACTCGGCCCGCAACTGCCGTTCCGTTGTTATTCGTGAAGTCCATTTGTAAGTATTCCTCCTCTTCTACTTAACAAATCACGCGTTAAGATTCCGCGTGCTTGTGCCTTAGTTGTCTTGCCAGACAACTACTCTCGATATGGTGCAAACCTTTGAGCCGTTGGTATGGTCCAGGAATCCCACGTAAGGGGCTAACAGGTTGGTTGAAGCGTAGGCGATGGCCGAAGCCAACCCACCGACCGCCACCAGGTTGTCTATCTTCGTTCCGTAGTAGAAGGTGACGTTGCCCAGTGTGTCAGTCTGGACGGCGACATAGAAGTAGGTGTCGGCTACCGGGGCCAGAGAGCCCACGGCCGCTGCCGGCGTTCCTTCCGTCCCATTGTTTGACGCGCCGTAGTACCAGACATCGGTAGTCTGGTCAGTGTCGAACGTCATGCCCGCCCAGTCAGCCGTGTTACTCATGTTGCGAAGAGCTGCGGCGTCAATCTCACCGGCGATGTGGTCGTTGGTGTTCTCGTAGGCATCCACAAAGCCCACGGTCACGGCAACGTCACCAATGCCGCTTACCTTGACCTTTGCCAGCATCCCGCAGTTGGAAGCCGCGCTCCATTGAGCGGTATGGTAGAACTCGCCACAGTCCTCGTCGGTCCCGCCCATTGACAGGGTTATCGCCCCGCCATCGGCTGCCGCCGCCGCCAGGGTACAACCGTTTGCCCCGGTAGTGGACGACCATCCGTAAAGAGTGGACGTGCCGGCGAATCCGAAGTCCGCTATCTTGAGCTTGGGTATGAATGGCCCGGACACGTTGCCATTGAACTTGGCCGAACCTACGATGTCCAGGCTCCGTGATACTTTAACTTGCTGTCCCATTGTTCTCCTTTTCACCCGCCACTTAGGAGCGGCAGGATGTTATGACGCTCTGATTTCCTTGGGATGGACGAACCTTAGCTTTTCCCCACGGTCTGTCTGTGCCTTGTGGATGTCGTCCATTCTGTCTACCCACAAGGGAGGCCCGGACTTGATTACGACTTTGCCACCGCCGAGCTTGTGAGCCATCGGCTTGCCGCAGCACTTGGGCGGTTCGGAATCTATCGGGATGAACCGCTCACTAACCGCTCCGCATTGTCCGCACTCAAAGTCATAAAGTGGCATCGTCGTTAATCCTACTTTTTGCGCGAATAGAATGGGACCCCGAACGAGTCTTGGGCTTCGGACGCGCCCCAAAGGGCTTCGGCCGAGTACCGGGTGTTGTGCAGTTCCTCAAACTTCTTCATCCAGGGATTCTGGAACTGCACCTTGGCGGCGATGGCGTTCTTGTGCATCATCACACAGTAGTTGCCGGTCGTGGCCGCTGTCAGGCTGTTGGTGGTTCGGACGGTACAGCCGTAGAGGGGATGGTTCTTGGCGATGACGCCGTTCTGGACTGCGCCGATCTGAACGTAAAGCGACTGCACGAACTTGTCAATCTTGAGCAAGTCGGACACGCCGGACGGGTCGAGAATCAGGGAGCGGTTGCCGTCACGCGGAGCATTGGCTTCGTCAAGAGTTTCCATGCAGTCAATCAGAAGGTCGTCGTCAATCTTGGTGCCATCAGCGCCCTTTACCGAGGAACCATTGAGGGTCGAGTATAGGGAGCTGACGTAAAGGTCAATGGCAGATTCGACGCCATACTTGGCCTGCTCTATGCAGAATTGCTCCAAGGCCACCTGGCTCTGGAACTTGGTCATGTCGTCAATGTCCACCGGGGCTTCAAACCACTGGTTCATGGTCACGGTGACGCCGGTAGTGTTCATCGGGTTAAGGGCAGTACCCTTGGTGCCGACCACGACCTCAGAAGCCGTCACAGTGTTGACTTTGGGAATGTAGTAGATTTGACCACGGGCGGCACCAGACAGCCATTCGACATTGACCGCAGCCATATTGACAAGGTCCGACATGGCAGCGTCAATGAACTTGTTAAGGTAAATCGACGGGACCCACAGGTTCGTCGATGCGGTTGATGGAACTCGGGCGGAAATGCCCATTTAATTCTCCTTACTTGATTCGGCCCTCTATCTGGGCCTTCAAGATGTCATCTCTATTTGCCTCATAGAAGGCACGGTTATTGAGTTCGTCTTGAGTGTACACACGCTTGCCCCCACTGGGCATAGCAGCGTCAACCTTCATCTTGGAGCGCTCTTTTTCGGCCAACTGCCGCGCTACTTCGGCATCCACTTCTTCCTGGGTTGCGTAGACTTTGGCGGCTGGTTTGGCTTCCATTGACTTCTCCTTTGTTGCTCCTGTAATTCTTTCGGCAGCTTCGATAGCAGCCTCGAAATCCCCGGTGTTGAAGGTGTCTATGACCTCTTTCATACTGGGGTCGTTGACATCTACTCCGGCTTTCCCTGCCATCCAGATAATCCGGGTACGGGTGTCGGAGGCTGCTTTTGTCTTGGCCGCTTCCGCTTCCTTCTCAGTGGCTTCCAGTTTGGCCGAATCTTCCTCTGAGAGTTGGCCGGAGTTCTTGAGCATGGAACGAATCAGCTTTAAGGCTTCATCGCTCTTGCTCTCGGCTCTGCGGATGGCCTTGTACAAAGGGTCGTCGCCAATGGACTTCTTGCGCTCCTCTTTGACAGCTTTGGGAGTAACCTCTGCCTTCGGTTCCGTGGCTTTCGCTTCGGGAGCCTGGGCTTGGTCGTCCGCCGGGGTCTCGGTAGTCTCTGGCGCGGGCGTTTCCACCGTTGCCGGGGCTCCTGGTTCCCCTGCCGTCGTCTGGTTGGTTGCTTCCTGCTCTGGCGTATTCACTTTTTAATCTCCTTCCGGTACGCTGTTGACCTTGTGCGCTTCAAGCGGTTCGGTCTATCAGCATCGCGGTTTTTACCCTAACAAAAAAGGCGCACCCTGTTTCCAGGTATGCGCCTCTCAGGTCTTGAGTCAGCGATTCAGTTCAATCGCTTAGTCACCCATCTTTAATTTGCTCTCGCTCCGTTTTTTCGATACTCACAATGTGGCCGTCTTGTATTTTCACCGCCACAACTCCGTACCCTGCCGCTTTCACTACGGCTATTAGCTTCATAACTCTTTGTTCACCGTCAGTCATGTGCTATTACTTCTACTCTACCACAGTTTTCTGCATAGTCAATCACTTCTGCAAAGCCATCGGCTTATATCCGTAATACTTTGCCAGCAGTTGATCGCCTTCCGTGTGAGACTTGCGCCACGATTCACGAGTGGCCTTGACCATCTTCTCGTACAGGTCTATGCCGTACTGCTTCTTGGTAGCGCCTACCTGGCTTGACGGTATCTGGTTCTCAATACGCCGGTACTGGTCAAGCGCCTTCTGGAACCCCTGATAGCCGCGCCGTTCCATTTCAGCTACCGCCGCGTCACTGATTGACCAATACTGTTTTAGTTTTTCTTTAGCATCCTGCAACTCAAAGTATTCCTTGGGGTAGTCGCGTTCGTCATAGTTCCGGCGTTCCTTGACGTAGGCCACGATATAGTCGCCCCAAGTTTTCCCGAACTCCTCTTTACGCTTGTCCAGTTCGGCGTAGTTGAACTCTTTGACACCGTAAGCATCCACCGTTTCAAGTGCCGGGTCATTGGTCACAGCCATGTATTGCTGGTAAGCCACGTCCTCGATAGCTTCCTTGAGGCCGTCGCGGTCCATCTGTTTCTCACCTTGGCGTGCCAGTTCCTCCCACTTGGCTATGACTGGCTGGTATTCCGGCTTGCCGTAGATAATCCGGTAGTCGCTGCCAAGGGTGCGCCCCCAATCACTGACAGCTTCCTTGAAGGTAGTCCAGTCATTGTCTCGGGTTGACAGTTTGGCCGCATCGGTAATTTCTTCTTTGTGGCGGACTTTGGCTTGATCTAATCGGTCGCCCACTTCGCGGTCTAGTTTGGCTTCCGGAGTGTCAGTCTCGCGCCATTTCTTGCGGGCTTCGTCCGTCAACTGCTTCAACATCGGATTGGACTCGGTAAGTTCCTGTTGCTTTACCCAGGTCAACTCTTTCCACGCCTTGCCTTCTTGCCTTGCCAGTTGTTCCCGCACATCGTTACGGCGCTGCGCCGGGGTAGCTTCGATAACATTCATGCCGCCAAATTGAGAGGCCGCTTCTTGTGCCATTTGTTGCGGGGTCTGTCCTGTGCGTAAGCCTTCAACTACCGCCCCCGCGGTTAGCGGCAAGGAGCCTTCAAACTCATAGGCTAGCCCTCGTAGCACTTGCTCGGGGAAGTCGCCTTTAAGTATCTGGTTCCCGTAGTAGTCCTTGTTCTTAATTAAATCCAGTTGCGTCTTGACCGCCGGTGTAATGCGGTTCATTACATAGTTCGGTACACCCGCAAACGGGACCGGGATCGGGACGCCAGGTACTTTGGCCGGCGTGATTGCCCGAAAGATAGAGCGGTAAGGACCGCCAAGCGGTATGCGGTAGTCGCCCACTATGATTGAAGCGAACTTGCCATTCATCGGGTCCGGGTTGACGGCATCCTTCATCGCCTGTAAGACATCCTTGCCCTTGGCTTGTGCCGATATAGCCGCGCTGGTAGCCGAGATTGCCAACACAGAAGCTGCCATTGTGGACATGAGCCTGACCGATGATTTCTCGGTAGGTGACAACTTCTGGAACGTACCCAGTTTCACAAACCCTTTGGCCGCATCGGTCATCATCTTGGCTGGTTGCCGGATGAATGAGTAAGAAGTAGGCAAGGCTCTCAGTACAGCCGCCCTTGCCTGTGACTGGCCTAGCTTGGCTGTGTTGATGAGCGGGAATACTTCACTAGCCACGTTAGCCGCTACAACCTGGGCGTCAACCTCCGACAGACCTTGCGCGACTAAATCCTTCCACGTCCGGTCGAACATGGCTTTGGAGCCGCGTGTCACCGTGACATAGGTTCCCTCATTGAAGGACTTAAAGCCAGGTATCTTTGACAAGAAGCCAGCCGAAAACTCCGCTGGCGTGCCGTGAAGTGACCGCCCCATCATGGAAGCGTAGGCCGCCCATCCGTCCGGGTCAGCCGCCACATCCTCTGCTAAGGCACTAGCCTTGACGGTCCGTAGCCAGTCGCCCGTATCAGCCGATTTCTGGATGGCACCCTTAGCCGCCTTCATGCTGCCTACCGGGTCGGCCAGTACGCCCAATGAGTCCTGTATAGCAAACGGAGAGAAGTCGCCCGAGAAGGCTTGCCCGCGCCAGTTCTCAATGAAGTTGAGCAAGCGGTTATTGGTGACTTGCCGGCTTTCCTGAATCAACTTGGCCGTGTCTATCGGGAAGTAGCGGAAGATACCTTCCTTGACCATGGTATAAGGTTTGGGGTTAGCCGCTTCCCACATGGGTTTTAAGGCCGAGAGTTGAGCGCGCACCTGGTTGATCTCGCGCTCCAATGCTTCGGCACCCATTCCAGCACGCGGGCCCCTTGCCAGCGACACATCGAAGGAATCACGCAGGGAGTTAATATCATCCGGTTCGACCGACGAGTTCAGGAAGTCGTCAACCGCATCGTGCAACTTGTTGTCCACGCGACTGAGCGAACCGCGCAAAGAAGTCAACCGCTTCCGTAAGGCGGTCATTTTGTTGTACAAAGCCGGATGAGTTACCTGCATGACTTCCAGCCGGGTCTTGCCGCCCAATGCCGCCCGTAGTGTCTCTCCGGAAGCCGCCGACGCCTTGAATGAGTCCATGCCTTCGATGATCTTCTGCACGTCGGTTTGAGGTTTGAACGTCGAGTCATTGGCTAACCTTGCCGCCGCCGTGTCCCATATCCTCGTTTTGCCACGTCCGGTAGCTGCTGCCCGATACTCACTTTCAAGAACATCCAGCACCGGCTTGTCAAGGTCAATGTTCGACAGGAAAGCCCCACCTTCCGGTGGCGGGAAGCGGCCTATCTTGGTTCCATAATTGTTGTTGACCAGTTGAAGGCCAGCATCGGTGTGAGCCTGTAATCTAGCCAAAGCCGCTTTCTGTTGCGGGTTCAGGTCGTACAGGTTAGGCCGTTGCGCCATATCCAGCAGCGTACCTTCAAGCGGTGAGGCGTCCGTACCCATAAAGCGGATATTAGACTTGCCGCCGTGCATGACATCTTTACCGAAAGCGGTTTGCAGGTCCTTAATGGCCGGCGCCCTGGTTGCCATCAGGCGGGTTGCAACGTCAGCCCGGGTCGCTACTTCACCCGTCATGCCGACAAGGACCTTCTCATTGGCTCCGGACATCTTTAGCCCGGGACGCTCAAACTGAAGTACCTGTTTCAGCCCCGGTATCTTGTTGAGCAAGGCGGTCACAGTACCCGGCCTGTCATGTTCCACTACCGCCGCCGCTTGGGAAAGAATACGGTCAGTCCCCGCAAAGCCAGTGGGATTGATTACGGTACGGGGGAGCCTGACGCCACGACGCCCGGATACAAGCGAGATCGCGCCGACAGCCGCTGGAAGCCACCACCATGCGGAGAGTTCGCCCGGTTCCTGATTCTGCTGGTCAAGTATGGCCGGGATAGTGGACAAGGCAGTTGCCCCGAACTTGGCAAGCATAGAGGTAGAGATAAAGCCTTCCTGAGCCAGTTTCCTGATTATGATTTCCCCTTGCTCGGGGTCAACCTTCTTGGCTAGTTCGGTGAGCCTTGCCGTGGCTTCTTCCATTGACAAGCCGCGCCCCATCCGTGTGGCTTTAGGAACTGGTGGAGGATAACCGGGAGTCAGCATCATATCGACTAGACTCTCTGCCTGTTTTCTTATCTCGCCATCTAGTTTCTTGTATTCCTTTGTGCTGTACCTGAGCGTTTTTAGTTCGTCACGCTTACCGTTAAGTTCCTTGGTCAATTCCCTAAACTTAGCCAGCCGCTTATCTTGTGCCGCTACAGCCTTGCCGACTTCTTTGAGCTGCGCCTTGCTCCACGGTTGACCCTTAGATTCAATGCTTTTGGCTATGAGAGATGCATCGCCAGTGTCGAGGAACTTGTTAGCGTCAGGGAGTGACTTGAAGATGACAGGGTATTCACCGCCCTTTGATGACCTACCCACAAACTTTAAGGCACCGGCGGCAGGTTCCTTATTGGCATCCGGTATCTTTTTTAGCCATTCCCAAGTGTTGTCGCCACCAGCAGCGCGGAGAACAACAAACTGCTCGTCAGACGAAGCCCCTTCCACAATCTCTATTTTGAATCCGCTACTCTTTGCCTTGTCAGTGAGTTTCTTTTGCACATCCTTGGGGAAGGCAGGCCCTACTCTAACAGGAGCCGCCGTAGTCTCAGCCGTCGCTACTTCCTGTGCGCTGGTACGCGGTGCCATTGTCGGGGCTTCCACCTTACTGGCGATCTTAGCCAGGTCAGGGTAGTCCTTCAGGACTGAGGCGGGTACGGGTTTGCCTTCAACAACCGCCATAGTTACAGCTGCGTCATGCTTCCTAATTGCCTGCTTCGTCACCATGTCTTTTGCTATGGCCGTATTGTGGTTCTTGTACTTCAAATCATTCTGATATTCCGTACTCTTTGCCAAAGCGTCATCAATAGCCTCCTCCCGCGTCATCATCCACGGTTCTTTTTGTGTCAAGCCTTTGCCAGTTTCACTATTCACAACGGGCTTTGGTGTTCCCATTGGCAGTTGGTCCCCGACACTCATTAACTCTGCCAAGTACCTATCCGCACCACTGCCAGTTGATTCAAACCGCGAGGCCGCACGATACCCTGCCCGAGGACCGCCTGCCTCAATGTAGTTGCCCACATCTGAACTATACAAGTCGCCATCAGGCCCGATGTAGTATTCTTTCCCACTGATGAACGATACATGCCCTTTACTCTTTACAACAATGGGCTTTGACGATAGTGGGGTATCGGCAACCTTGGGAGCAGGCGCTTCAACCTTGGGAGCCTCGAAGCCGCGGATCCCGGTAGGTTCGGGTGCAGGTTTACCCTTCAAGGCCGCAGACTTGGCCAGGGCTTCTTCTTCGGCCAGCGCAGATAGGTCAGCTACCTGTTTCGGGGCAACATCAAACTCGTTGAGTATCTTGCCGGTCTTGTCCAACTTGTAACCTTTGGCTACGTTACCGACAGAATCATATACAATCTCGGTAACTTCGCCGGTAGCGGTGTCTATGGAAGTCTGGCGCACCAAGTCACCAGCCGTATTGGTTGCCAACATGGACACGTTCTTGGGCGACTTCTTGACCGCCCTGACTGCCCACTGGCCTACCTTCTCCAAGACGGGCCCGCCGTACAGCACGTTTTCAGCCGAGGCGACCGAGGCGATAATCTTCTCCGAAAGTCCTAGCCACTGAGCCGCCCCAGCCGCCGTCAGATACCATGCCGGGTTAAGAGCCTCGCCTATACCAGCTTCCCACGGATGCTCTTCTCGGTACTTGCCGTAGTCCTCCCAATCCTTAGACAGCTTCGCGGTTCCGGTAGGACGCTGTGTGATGTCTGTCTGAGTCACCGGCTTGCCTTGCTTGGCAGCTTGGAGAATGTTGACGCTCTCGCTTGCTTTCTTGGCTTCGGGACTGGCTACACCAAACGCCCGGGAAGCAAGGTCAGCACCTTTAATCAAACCGAAAGGAGGTAGCCACTGGCCGACGTTGGTGATAGTCTCTTTCGCCTTATCCCACATCGAAGGCTCGGGCTGTGCTGGCTGGCTCTGCATAGCGTTAACCAGTCTGCCAGTTGGGTCGTAAGGCGCATTGGCAGTAGGTAATGTCGGCCTGGTTCTCGTATCAGGCAAGCCGAAGGCGGTTTCCCACCATTGGCGGGGCTGCGGTTGCTCTGCCTGCTCTACCTTGCGCCCCTTGAACTTCGCCATGGTCGCCTGTAACTTGGCGTCTTTCTCATCAGATATGCTTACCAACTCTTTACCGGAGTTGGTGATTTCAGGCGTGTTCGGCGTACTGGTAGTGGGTTCGCCAGTGGGAACACTACCTGTAGTGCCACCAAATAAATCAAAGGCACCAGCGGAGGATTCCTCTAACGCCTTTGCCCTGGCCTCCGTTTCTCTCCTTGCCTGTTCCGCATACGCCTGTTCGCTTTCACGGATGGCGATTTGATTACGCCGCCACTGTTCGCCGAAAGGCGTCAGTTGCATTTCGGAGGATTGTCCGGGCTCAAGGTTCTGCACCTGCCCCGAAGTGAACTGCGTAGGCTTGCGCCTTGCGCGTATCAAAGCAATCTCGTCGCGGATAGCCGTCGGGTTTACTGCCATCGCGGTGTACCCCAATTCAATCCGGCTTTCGGTCCACCAATAGCCCCGGCCTGTTTCGGTCCACCAATAGCCCCGGCCTGTATCGGTGCCGGCGCAGGCTGTCTAGGCGTTGATTTCGGCGCAACCGCCGGCTGTATCACGAAGTCGTCAATCTCCCTGCCTTGCACCTCAAGCATCTGGGCGATGCGGTTCTTGGTCAGGCCGTCCAGCTTCTTGTATTCCTCAAGGGTCATGGTGAAGTCACGATCTTGCCATTCGGGGTCAAGGAAGGTGTAGTCATAGACCAGCCACTTGTCCTCGGTAACACCCTGCTCGTCCATGTAGGCTATGAGTTGTTCTTTCTGAGCATCGTTAAGGCTGTTCCACTGGGTATAGCCCATCTTGAAAGCGGGGTCGCGCCATGCCTTTTGGACAAGGTTGTACTGGGCTGCTTTCTGAGCCTGTATGTTGGACTCTATAGTCTCGGAAGCTACTCCGGGACGTAGTTGTTCGCCGGGTAAGCGGTTCTCGCCGGTTACGTTGGTCAAGTTCCACGTATTGACACCCTGCGGGGTTTCCTGTGCCCCTATGGACATGAAGTTGCCCCACTGTCCAGTTGTCGGGTCTTGCTTGCCGATGGTCACTGTGTCATACGGATTAGGGTCAAGGCCTCCACCCGTAGGGCTGCTCTTAACATCAACGATGCTGTAGCCCCAATTCGATACTTTTTGCGCCAAATCTTCGAATGACCGGAACTGGGAGTTAGCGATATCAAGCGGGAGTTTGCCCTCAACGTCCACAAACTTGTTATAGCCTGGTCCTTGTTTGGCTTGGCTTAATGCCGCCGTAGTCTTAGCCGTTCCGAATGGCATGGGCGTACCCAACTCATTAGCCAGCTTCCAGTCTGCGGTGCCGGGAGGGTTCTGCCCAAGAAGTCCTGCGGGCTTCGGGGGTTCTTTCATCCACTGCCAGTCATTGCCTACCCAATGCCAGCCATAGTCAACTGTCTTTGCGGTAGCCGGTTTCTGTGTTGGCTTCTCGAAAGGATTATCAAGGAAGCTAGGCCGCTCATAGTAACTGCCGAACTTTGCGAAGTTATCCCGCTGCTTCTCCAGGTCCTGAACATAGCGAGTATACCCCGCATCTACTGGGGCTTCTTCCGGTTCCGTAGGCCATTGGTAGTTGCCGCCGAACTCTGCTAAATCTTCTACGTTAATAGCCATCTATCTACCTCGCTTTAGAGGCACTACAAACGGGTCTTTGGGTTTAGGCCGTTCCTCGTAACCAAATGGGATAACCTGCTTCTTGGTGTAAGCCTTTAAGTCGGCTTCCATCCACTCGACCGCCTTCAAAGTGGCCTCGGTTTCAGGGCTTCGTTTCCCTTTCATACCGGAGCCTCCTGTTCCTCGGGCGTGTTCAACGGAGCGGGTCTGCCCATCGTCCCAAGAAGCTGCTGTGTCCTCATCCCTTCACCCTGTGGAATCTCCAAGGGATTCTGGCGCGGTTGTTTCGCCCGTATCTTGGCAACATCCTCGGCCATCTGTGTCTGCCGCTCTATCCCAAGCACCTTGGCGGCAAAGGCAACCATAGCCTGACGGGTAGCCTGATCTCCGTACACCATTTCTCCAAGCTGCCACACGCGCTCCTGGTCGGGGTCTTGTCCCATGAAGTCCTTTTGTAGAGTGTGCCAGCTAATCGGTCTTAACCCGGTCTGCGGGTCCACCGAAC